TACCCCTCTCTTTTGCATTAACTGCAAACACTACTCCTCGCGCAATTGCGCTCATCCATCCCTGGGCCTTGACCTGGTCGAAGGCAAACACAAAACCGAATATGCCGCAATGATGCGCCTGGAGAGCTATCCATGCAAACCCGCTGCACTCTTGTTTGAACAAGTTGAGCCAGTTGTTTACGATCAATCTGAATTCGGTATCGGAGCCTAATCATGGACGATTTTTCACCTGAAGTACGCAATAGCGCAATCTGGTCCGGTGACTCGCGCAAAGTAGCAAACGGCAAAGCAGCCGAGGTGGTGCTGACTAAGCAGGGAAAAATGGAAATTCCTGATCTGTCAGGCATTGAAGCGGTCCGCATGGGTTTGGTCATGCAGCTGCTAATCGGACGCCTAGCACAAGATAAATTACAAATGGAGCTGAAAGATGCTGACTACAGTTTGTCTCACCGTAATGAGCCTTGGATGCGGAGCCACTTTGATTTTATTAGTGCGGATGGCACTACACTTGTTGAAGCTAAAAATTACGCCGCTGGAAGTCGTAGCAAGTATGACTGTGATAACAATATTATCCCTGGGGCTGATTATGCTCAGTTGGTACATGAGTGTGCTGTTCATGGCATCAGCCGAATTGTCCTTGCGGTCCTCTTTGGTGGGCAAGAGTTCTGTACCTTCGATTTCCAAATAACGGATGGCGAAAAAGAAGAACTCATTAAGAAAATGGCAATGGTATGGGGACATGTGCAAGCCGGTACTCTGCCTGAGCCTGACAGCATTGAAGCTGCAAAGCTGATCTATCCACACAGTAACGACAACACAGTTGTTGCTAACCGTTCTATCGAGCAGATTTGCCTACTCTTAAAACAATTGAAGGAAAAGGCAAAAGTGTTAGACGCGCACATTGACGAGTCTGAGCTTGCTATCCGTAACGCAATGGGCGAGGCATCAGTTCTTTCCAGCATGGGTGGCGAGATATTAGCTACATGGAAAACAGCCAAGTCTAGCAAGCGATTTAATGCTGACATGTTCCGACAGGCCATGCCTGACATTTACGACACGTTTGTGATGGAAGCGCCAGGTTCGCGGAGGTTTTTAATCAAATGAATAACAAATGGACTGCTGAAAACTTTGCGGTGTTTGATAATGAAAATCCACAAATCTGGCAGTTGTTTGAAAAGTTTGCGTTACAAATTGCAGCCAGACGAAAACATTATTCAGCCAAAAGCATATTTCACCGGATCAGATGGGAAACAGCAATTGGCGCGTTTGATGAGGATTTTAAAATTGATGATGGATGGATTAGTCACTACGCACGAAAGTTTGCTAAAAAGTATCCGCAATTTAATGAATTGTTTGAATTTCGTGTGCGTAAAAATTCCTACCATAAAGAGCCACAATTTGAATTAAGAGGTTAATCATGAGTAACATTATTCCGTTTCAAGATATGCAAGCAATGGCTGAAGCAATCGCAAAGTCTGGATTGTTTGGCATGAAGGACGTCAATCAAGTCCTAGCACTTGGTTTGGTTGCACAAGCTGAAGGCCAACACTTTGCAACGGCTGCGCGTGACTATCACATTGTGCAAAATCGGCCTACTTTGAAAGCCGATTCGATGTTGGCCCGTTTCCAAGCAGCAGGTGGGCGCGTTGATTGGGTTGAATACACCGACGCAAAGGTAAGCGGAACATTCACTCACCCAAACGGCGGTTCTTTAACTGTTACTTGGACCATTGAACAAGCTAATCACATTGGTCTAAACAAGCCTGGTTCTGGCTGGCAAAAGTACCCACGCGCAATGTTGCGTTCAAGAGTTGTTTCAGAGGGCATCAGAGCCGTTTATCCTGGTTGCGTCATTGGAACCTACACACCGGAAGAAGTGCAGGACATGGAGCCTGTCAAGCCGGTAGAGAAGGACATTACACCGCCGCCAGTTGCTGACATTTCTTTCGACGATCTGGAAAACTTGAAAGATGTTTCCGATGGCATCCCTTTGGTTGTTCCTAATGGTGAGCATGAGCCGCAGGTTTACGCACACTATGCAAATGAGGAAGCCTGGCAGATAGGTTACGTTGAACTTGTCGATAAGGTACGTGACAGCAAAAAGTTATCTGAAGAAGTTAAAAAACAAAAGACAGCAGCATTAAAGGAGTTGAACGCCGACACAATCAAAAAGTTCGGGCCTGTATCAACTATTAAATTACTTGAAAAATTAAACGTGAAGGGGTGAAAACATGGCAGGTGGTCACAATCCGCAGCCTGGTAAAGGCGTACTGTTTATCAATTTTGATAAAAAAACTGAGAAGTCTCCAGATTGGAAAGGCACTCTTATGCTGTCTAAAGATTATAAAGCTGGTGACACGCTAAAGATTAGCGGTTGGACCCGAAACGGTGCTAAGGGCCAATTTTATAGTCTTTCAGAGGATACTTGGAAGCCACCAAGTCAAGCCGGTACTTATCCTAAAGAAGTGAAAAACGACGATGACATTCCTTGGTAAAACATGGGCAAATCTCAAAGGACAAAAGGCGCAGGTTATGAGCGAGAAATTGTTCGTGATCTGTATGAGGTTTTGGGTGTTGCAAGTAAGCGCAATCTTGAGCAAACCCGAGAGGGTGGCGGTGACATTATTCTTGATAATTTTGTTATCGAGTGTAAGAGGCGCGCTTCTATTGCTGTTTACGAATGGATGAGGCAATGCGAGGCAAGCTGTAACGCAACACAAAAGCCGATTGTCGTTTGTAGGGCAGATGGTGAAAAGAGCCTAGCTATTATGAGATGGTCTGATTTTATGACTCTCTTGGGCAATGAATTACATGAGTCCAAGCAGAATTCAGCCAACAATCAGGCTGAGTAGTTAGGGGTTGACGGGGAGCGACTACTTGGACAACTCCCCACTTTTAGGAGAACTCTATGAACATATTTGAAAGAATAATGATCTGGTTGTTTGAAGAAAAGAAAACAATGGAAATCGTCAGATTTAAAGATGACGGTGTACACGTAAAAGTAACTTTTGATAATTACATTCAATGAGAACTGGCATATTTTCGCTGTACTGGGAAAACATCGACGAGCGAATTCCCCATTATCAACAAAAGGTAATGGAGAAAATGCAAATGCACGTAAGCCAACAAAAAATAAATGGTTTACCGCATGGCGAGTGGATGAAATGGGTAATTGAACGTCATCCCTATGACGCAATACTTTTTATGGATATTGACTGTGTTATTACCAACAGAGATTTGGCTATTAGCCATATTAGTATGGCTGCTAACGGTGAGTTGGTAGGCAATGTGCAAGCTACTAACCATTTAGGACCCGAAGTAGCGTCTAAAGATTTTGCAGCCGCTTCATTTATTGTGGTTAACAAAAAAATGTGGGAACAACTGGGTAAGCCGCATTTTGATGCCACACCTTACGGCGATGTAGCGCAGTTACTTACAGATACTTGGCGGCAATTTAACGTGCCAGTTAACTTAATACCTGTGACGCACTTTGAAGTGCCGAAATGGGATTTACCAGGGAAGCCACAAAGCTATGGAATCGGAACAACTTTCGGGAACTGCAACTATCACCTTTTCGAGTCCAGAAACAGCGAAAACATCGAACGATTCGTTAAAAAATGCGAGGAAATACTTGCCTAGCGTTGCAGTTATTACACCTACGGTTTACAGCAAATATTTAGATACAGCAGTCCGTAGTGTTAGCGATCAAACATGGCCTTGCCAGCATTGGATCATCAACGATGGCATGACAGAAGGAAACGAAGTTAGTGCTTACTATCTTAAATTGCCAGAGAATACTGGGCGTTATAAGAATAGGTTAATTAACGGACAACGTATTTATGCAGCCATACCGCATTTGGTCAATACGGACTACATACTGTTTTTGGATGAGGACAATGCTTTTGAACAGGACCATGTACAAATTATGGTCGAGCTTTGCGAGAGTAAAAAATTAGATTGGTGCTATTCGCTGAGAAAAATTGTAGATAACGATGGAAATTATGTGTGTAACGACGATTGTGAAAGTTTAGGCTTGTGGCCCGCTTTTTATGATCCTAGTCTTAATTTTGTGGACACAAATTGTTATTGCATAAAAACCGATGTTTTAACCAAAGTTAGTCACGCAATAAATACAGGTGGATGGGGCGAGGATAGGATTTTTTACAAAGAGTTAAGCCAAAAGTTCCCTAATTTTGACTGCACAGGTTTTTACACGGTGCATTACAGAAACGAAAGATTGAAGCAGATGTTTTTAGACGGAAATGAAGTAACTAAAGAGCTTTACAACGACAAATATCCTTGGAGAAACTAATGAGTACACACGTTTTTATCGGCACTCCCATGTACGGCGGCATGTGCGCTGGCTATTACACGCAATCTTGCTTGCAATTATCAGCACTACTAAGCCAAAAAGGCATTGGATGCTCTTTTAGCTTTATGTTCAACGAAAGCCTGATTACTCGCGGTCGTAACGGTCTGGCACACGCTTTCTTGAAGTCTGAAGCCACGCATTTGATGTTCATTGATGCCGATATTTACTTTAATCCTAATGATGTTGTTTCCTTAATCGATGCGGATAAACCCATCATTTGCGGAATCTATCCAAAAAAGGAAATCAATTGGGATACTGTTGAACGCGCAGTTAAGAACGGCGTACCTAAAGAGCAGCTAAAAAACCACACCGGCAGTTTTGTGGTTAACCTGGTTAATTATGAGGGCGAGGTTACCGTTCCAATTGGCGAGCCAGTAGAAATTTTCAATGGCGGTACTGGATTCATGCTCATCAAACGCGAAGTTTTTGAGCAAATGGCCCCTAATATGCCGTTTTATGTGAATGACGTTCACGATCTTGGCAAGCAGCTAGGCGAGGACCGTATTACCGAATTCTTTGCAACAAGCATTGAACCTGGCACTCAGCGCCTTTTATCTGAGGACTACCACTTTTGCTACAACTGGCGTCAACAGGGCGGCAAAGTGTTTGCAGCTCCTTGGGTGCAGTTAAGCCACATTGGTACTTACTCTTTTGACGGAAGGTTGACACCATCGCCATGAACTCATTCGACGTCTTTGACACGCTAATAGCTAGGCGGTGGATTGATAACCGCCGAGTCCTTGAATCTCTTAGTTTTGACCAGAATTTTGTAGAAAGACGAATTGCAGCCGATAACGGACAACGCAATTTGTACCAAATCTATGAAGCGATGGGTTATGACAATTATGATTTGATGAGAATTGAAATCGATAGGGAAATCGAGAATTCATTTTCTATCGCTCAAAACATGGATCGTGTCAAAGATGGCGATATTTTGATTTCTGACATGTACCTACCTGCCTACGCCATTATGCAGATGGTCAGGGCTTGCGGACTAAAGAAGCAGGTTACTTTGTACCAAAGCAATTCAGGTAAGGCATCTGGCAACGTCTGGAAGCAAATTAGGCCATCCCTGCATCTTGGGGACAACCGGCACAGCGATTACGACATGGCGCAGCAGAACGGTGTTAACGCTGAACTGTACCCTGGCACAGCATTTAACGAGAATGAATTGGTTTGGGTGGGTGCTGGACTGCCTAATTTGGCCTATTTATTGCGCGAGATACGACTGTCGAATAGCAAAATTGAGCATTACGACTTTTTTGACCTGTCTAATGCCCATAATTTGCCACTTTTGTTCATATTCTGCGAAAAAATACATCGTATGTATAGCGGCAGGGACATTGTCTTTTTGGGTCGTGACTGCTTTTTGCTAGAAAAGATTTACAGCAAATATTATGAAAAGTCTTGTTACGTGCCATTTAGCCGTAAATTGGCCTATAGCAAGCCTTTTACAGCCATTGAATACTTAGTTTCTCAGTCCCCTGCTAACCCTGTTTTTGTGGATTTGTCATCAACTGGCGCAACTTGGGAAGAATTGTCGTTAAATGGCTACGATCCTGAAATCTTTATTGGCATCTATTCAGACCAATTTCATTACACCAAGGAAAAGCCTGTTTTGCCACGTAATTTCGAGCATTTCACCAAAAACAGCGAAATTGGCAAAACCGACTCTATGCTAGAAATCATGAATTGCGCAGATCATGGAGTTATCAGCTCACTTCAGAAATTCGGAAATTTTTTAATGGCGGGGAAGTTTGAAAAACCTGAAATGCCAACCTCATGGGCAACTGACATTCATAAACCCATTTTTGAGGCAGTACGTTTAGCCGAACATTACGAGCGCTACATTAAAGAAGATTTGTCGCAAATACCTGACGATAAGTTGGCTATTTTATTTGGCAGATGTGCTACCTATATCAGCAATAGAACCGACTTGTCAGGCCAGATAAAGGGCCTAGCAGAGTACGAAAAAGCCTACATGGAATCATTATGAGCCACTTAAACCCGTTCATTCTCTACGCCATACGCACAGGCAACATGGCAGACCCTACTATTCCTACATACATGCAGCCTACGTATGCACAGGCGTATGAGGACGTTATTTTGACGGCTATTTTGAACGCAGAACAAACCAAACGAAAGAGTGGCTTGAAAGGTTTTGCTTTCTTAGAGATTGGAGCTAATCATCCAGTTAATACTAGCCCTAGTTACTACTTTGAGAAACATCTTGGAGTGCATTGCGTGTTAGTTGAGGCTAACCCTGCATTAATTGATGAATTAAAGAAACATCGTAAGGGCGCTGTTATACATGGAGCAGTTACTAATAGCCATGAACTCGAAATTGACTTCCATCTTAGCCCTGACAACGAAATATCAAGCATTAATAAAGATTTTGTTCATGCTTGGAAGGATGGCAAGGTTACCGACACCATTAAAGTTCGGGCGATAAGCATTAACTTTCTACTTAATTTAATGTCGAGTTTTGAATCTCTTGTTTTATCTATTGACGTAGAAGGCCACGACTACGAAATTTTAACTGACATCGATTTTAATGCGTATAAGCCATTGATTATCATGATCGAACCAAGTGAGGAGTTTGCGCCTGGTACTGTTGACAAAATAATGAACCACCTGACACCTCACGGGTATGAATTAGTAGCTAGGACGTTCGTTAACCTGATATTTAAGTTAGCGTTGAGAAACTGATTTCTTCTCACCTCTACCAACCGATAGATTTGGATCAGCCATAAGCCCTAGTTCCTTCCTTGTCAATAATTAGAGCCATTTTTCTTGGCGTTTCAGCAAACGAAACATGTGTCCAAGTATTGAATTCTCTAATTACCTGATCGTAAGGTAAGTCAGAAGAAATAATGGCTTTGGTTACTTCATCAGGCGTCATTCCCTGCACTTTAATGTCAGCAGCCTGACCTTTGCAATGCTGGCTAGTAGGTTTGCCACCTACGTGAGCATTTACTTCAGGTGATCGGTAAGCAGAATTAACATGTATTGGTTTTCCTAGCAGAGTTCTAACCTGTTCTAGGAAAACAGCCAGTTTCAACAAGTTTTCTGCAACTTCTGGTGTTGGTTCGTTACTCAAACCTAGCCTGACAGCAGAATCAGACACGGTTAGTTCTTCAAGGGTAAAGTTTTCTGTAAGATTCATGGTGTTGGCGTCGATTTATGCAATAGTTCATCTTTAGCTTGGCTACCTGCGCTGCTACCAAAGTAAAAAGCAATAATACCCGTCCAAGCCGTTCCCAAACTACCAAGCATCAGCATCAAAGCATCGCTTGTTTGAAACTTTTGCAGCATTAAACCTATTAGTATTCCAAAAAACCCAAGGGTCACTAAAATAGAAAGCGTTGGCGGTATAAATGACCTGACGCTTGTCTGCATGTTCCTTGCACTAGCGCGATCTTCATTAGACAGTTTTGCAAAATCTAATCCTAACTGTTGCGCTTGCTTCTTTAACTCTAACTCAGCCTGTTGCAATGCGGCTATCTGCGTAGCGTCCATCTTTCCAGCTTGGATTACGTTTTGCACTTCTTCAGGAGAAACACCGATAGCTTTAGATACAGCAGAAACCGCCATTCCTGCAAGTGGACCACCAAGTGCAGTAGCAATGGTAGGCGCTATTTGTTCTAACCAACTCATTGTTCACCTCGCATTTCCATTAAAATTTTTGCACGTAATTCACGCATTTTCTTTACTTCTTCCATAGCTTTAATTGTTGCATTGTTCATGTCCATATACATGACACCCATCACAGGGAGAGCAATCACTAGCACAAAACACAGGACCACCACGGCGATGAGTAAGCTCCACGGTACGTCGCGCTCGTCCTTATCAGTATCATTACCCATAGGAACCACAATATTATGAACAGTACCGCGAGAATTGATGTCATTTGTTCCGCGATTTTTCTTTTTATATTTGCCCGTCGCCATTTAGCCACCTGTTGCTTTAGTAACTCTTGACGCTGAACTTCTGCCCGTTCTGTCTTAACTCTATCCCGCATTGCTTCAAACTCTGACCAAATTGCACCCAATTCTTTTGGCGCTTGGTACACTAAAGTTTCACGTAATTCTGTTTCTAACCGAATCATTTCTTTTACTGCCATAACCCGATTAAAAGCCTCCTGATTTACCGACAGTTCAGGATCACGCGATTTCTTAGTTTTTAATTCTTCCTCATAAACATGTTTCTCAAGCTGCTCATGCGCTTTAAAAAAATTTCCCAAATGGCTGCTAATGTCAGCGACAACATCTTTAGCTTTACCGTAAGCATCGACCAATTCCATGCCATCTGCTTTGGCTGTTTGATATAACTCGCAGCCTTGCTTAATAGCAGCAGCAGCCAGTTTCGCAGCCGCAAGAATAGTGAGCGGATCAATTTCAAATTCCTAACAACTTCTTAACAAATTCAGCAGCAACACCAGGCCCAAATAATTGAATAATAATAATTGCATAAAGCATGTATTCAATTTTTGTCATACGACGATCACCGTCTTTCAACTGGCGGCAAATTTCTTCGTACCTTTGAGCGCAAACTGCTTCGTGTACTGCAAAATCTGTTTCTAAGTTTTCCATTTACTTACCTGTTGTTTTTAATTAAATACAGCCAACGTAAATATTTTAATAACCGTTAGCAGTAACTTCATTTAACAGCAAAACACCACCAATATTTATGTTAACAACAGCCGAAGTTGCTGCGCTAGATGCAATTTGAAACCTTAAATCAGTTTTTTCTGCATAAGGAAATGGAAAATGACGCTGCACTTCATAAGTTGTATTAAACGGTGTTTGAACAATCAATTGCTGAACTCCAGAAGCTGAGTTTGTAATCGCTCGGTAAATAGTATAGTTTGCGCTATTGCCATTAAATGACGAATAAGCACCATAACGAAAACCGTGAAACGAATAGCCAGCAGGAACGGTATAAACCGCCATCTGAGAACGACCTAGACTAGACGTAGTTCCGTTAAAAACACCCGTGTTAATTTGCCCATACACAACACCGCCATTTGACAAAGAAACGACACCAGTTGGATTTGTTGCGCTACCAGTTGATACATACAAAGAGTTAATTCGGAAATATTGATTTACGGTTGGAACATTATTTGTTCCATTTAAAACAAGAACTTCAGAAATAATATTGTAATTAACATCAAGACCAACGATTGTAATTGATGCCGTATCACCCGCAGACGTACTAACAAGCTGCATAGTCAAGGCAGAACTAGGAAAAACATATTCCGTTGTTGTCATGTTTTCCCATACAGTCCTGAACAAATTTGCTGTTGCGGGAGTTGTTCCGTAACCAAAAATATTCTGAGCCGAATGGTATGGAACTTGTCCTCTACTGACCTGAAGTTCAAAAGGTTCTGAACGACCATGCAACGACATCGAAAAAGTTGATTGTGCCATTAGTACACCTTCTTGCCGCCTGGATTAGACGTTCCGCTGTCCTTACAATTGCCGCCTTCATTGAAACGCCAAACAGACTGAAAACCACCAATAGGCATAGTGCCTAATTTGTATGGCTTGTGATGACCGTAGGTGTCGCTGACCATTTCTGGACGGATAGGGCGAGTTTCTACTTTGTCTTTTGGATAAATATTCTTTAAGCCTTTTTCGTCTTTCATTTTGTTTCTCCTATGCTTGTGTTTCAACCCAACTTAAACGGCAAACAATATTTCCGGTTGCGCCAGATGTGTTGGTTGCCACCACGTACAAAATATCAGGACCATCAGGGAACGTACCCGCTTTACTGTTAGGCACGTTGTTGTTTAATCCACCGCCCAAAATACTGTTACCAATACCTGCAATCTGCGTCAGATCAAGTGTTGTCTGGTTACCTGAAACCGTACCAGCATTTGTATAAGCAGCGCCAATTGACTCACCACCTGTGATGGTAGCCGTAACATTAGAGTTAGCAGCAACCTGACAAATTGACGATGTAAATGTATTACTTTGAATTGGCGATTGGAAGTTACCTGTAAATCCAGTAGTCACGCCATTCAAAACCAATTGCAACAAGAAATAACCTTGACTCAAAACACCCAATTCTTTGAACTGCAATGTCATGCGGTTAATAATTTCTTTGTTGCCTAATGTTCCAACCGTTCCGTTATCAACTGATGGAGCCAAACGAATGGCTAGAAGCGGTACGGTAGCAGCATTGGCTACGGTTACGTTTGCAGTCAATCCATAGTTAAACAACAGAGAAAAGTCATTGTTAAATCCACCGTCCATTACTACGGATGATCCCCAATGCGATACCACCGCTACTGAGTCAGGAGGTGAGTATTCAACTGATACAGGTGGGATTGCATTT